CCTTAGGCCCTCATATGAATATATGAAAACAAATAATATAGATAACTTAATGATCATGAAAAATTTCAAATTTCAGAATAATAAATTCAAAAAAATCCACAAACGATTAAGGTTAGCCTATACTAAAGTAAAACAAATATTACTTTGAGGAGGTGAGAGTTTTGGATGAAAACCCAAACCTCTTATCCAAGGAGAAGATGTAGTTGATAATATATATTATCCACTTCTTTCCTCTAAAAATTCTGATGATCTTAGGTCTAACTTATCCTCACATAAGAGAATAAGGACTTGAATCATGAAAATTCTAGGAGATACAAAGAAGGGGAGAATTATACTATTATGTAAACCACCGAAAGGGACAAAACCATTTCATTACAATTTAGTAAAGGAATTAATTAGTTGTACACCCTCTGAGAAGAGGAAGTGGACAACAATTATGTTCTCTACTAGATGTATTAAGTTGGATCCAAATCCAGACTATACAACGATCACAAATCAGGTAAAACCTGGAGTCAATAAAGTTATTGACTTTTTATTTGAGAAGGCTGATGTAGATAAGATTAGGAAACACCTTAATATAGGATGAAAAGGAAAGGTCCCGAAGAAGGTTAGATGACATGATTGAACTATGTCAACTAAATCTGGACCAAATGGACATGCAATGGCAACTATGATGGAAGACTTTTTTAGTCTTACACCAGAAACCCAAGATCATATCCGGAACATTGGTGGTAACGAGTTCTCTAAGAACTTCGACCTTTTTATTAAGGAAGGAGCTTCTAGATGAGCTCTCACTTACCCTATGGATTCCCTCAATACTATTTCCCGCCGTATCTCTGTTTTCAGTGATATGGAAGGTAAGACCCGATTAATCGGGATCTTGGACTATTTTAGTCAAAATGTGTTGAAAGGTTTACATAAGTGAATATTTAATCTTTTGAGGAATATTCCTCAAGATTGTACATTCAACCAAGGTAATTTTATTAACCTTATGAAAGACTGGAAGATACTATACTCTTGTGACCTTACGGCCGCAACAGATAGAAATCCCATATACTTTCAAGAAAGGGTACTAAAATTATTTTTTCCTGATGATTTTGTAGTTTCTTGAAAACATATAATGGTTGGTCTCCCATTTAAGACACCAGATGGTGACTATATAAGTTACCAAACAGGTAATCCAATGGGGGCATATAGTTCATGAGCAGTCTTTGCCTTAAGTCACCACATCTTAATGTGGATGGCCGGACAGAGACTCAATCAGAAACTAAAACAACTAAAATATGTTATTCTAGGTGATGATGTCTTAGTTGGTGACCCACTTCTTTATAGAGAATATAGGAAGTTATTGTCACTTCTTGATATGCCCGTCTCTGAACAAAAGACACATGAAAGTAAAACTTTATGTGAATTTGCTAAGAGATGGATATACAAGGGTGAAGAAATAACCCCATTTCCTCTACCGGCAGTTTTGGAAGCCAAAGGAAATTATTTCCAATGGATCCCACTACTTCTTGCTGAAACCAATAAAGGTTATTCAGTAAAGTGTGACAAGCCTCTTGCATTTAGAAAGTGACTTGACATTAATGAGGATGAAGGTACATCTCCCAGAAAAGGGAGAGTCCCAAAATCATTTCTTCTATCCCTAGAAGAAAGGGCTCAAGTAATGTTAAGCATGATTCAATATCTCAGAGGAGAGACTCCAGCCTCAATTTTCTTCTATGAAGTAAATAAGGTTGTTAATAAAGAGGAGTTTACTTTAGATAATACTAAAGCTAAAGCTTTCTTTAAAGGTCTCTTCCGAGAGATGATTCATGACTCACTTTCTGCTTACCTTAAGCCTAAGTCTAATCTTAAGAAAGCTCCTACACAGGAGACATTTCTGGACAAGACAAAGGCGATCCTTAAGGTAAGTTTCCATAGGGGCAAGACTATGGATAGGGATGTTATCTTAAATTTACCCTGAAATAGGGTAAAGGCCAGAGTACTTCGCCAATATAGACATTTTGAGAAAGTAATCAAATTTGAAGATGCAGGTTTATTTGCATCGATAAAATTTGAGTACCCTTTATTATTATCCGCAGTTACCATAGCCAACCCCAATGAAATATTCAAAGGGAGAGACTATGATAGACTTAAGATGTTAATGGGATCCCTTACTAAGAAATTAATTAATTTAATTTCTGGTAAGGTTCCTCTCAATCCCAAGTTTATAAGAAAACCGGTAAATAAACCGGATCCTATGAAACCTGGATCTGTATATATTAAAGAATTACCTTGAAACTGAAGAGATGATCTTATCCCTTCGTCCCAAGCTCTAGCTGTAACTACCTGAACACCATTGAAAAAGACTTTTAAACAATCGTTTAAGAGTATCTATTTTCATCATGGAGTTTTAAGGGATAGTTACCGTACCAGATAACTTTCAAATCGGAGGTCATCCAGTCCCACTACTTCCATCGAAACTATAACCCCATGAGGGCTAAATGTCTAGATGGTGTGGTAGCGGGAAGTAGATGGACTAATCCAATCTGAGGATCCTGGGGACCTAAACTCC